AGATTTACGATTCAGGGGGTCAAGGTGGTTCGTCGTTCAGTAACATATCTGAAGAAGGTGCAAATGTATTAATTGGTTCGAACCTTACTATAAACACGTTCGGGTCTAACGTACTCACGGTTTCGGGTAACGTTTCGGCGGATAATATTACCATTGGAGGGTTAACCATTGAGGCATCACCTTTTGCTTTGGATGACGTTGTAAGTGTATACGAGGGTGCAAATGTAACCGCGAATGTACTTACCCTCGGGGGTGTAGCGACGAATGTTGTTACAGCAAATAATATAACCGTTTCAGGAAACGTCACGAGCAACACGCTATTGCTCGTGAACGAGACAACTAGTCTGGTAGCCTCGGGGGACATCGAGTCTAAAAACATCAAGCTCAACGACCCGAGTATCACAACCACCTTCGCCTCGGGTATGCTCACCATCGACGCGGCCAATAAAACCTACGGTACGGGGTCTCTGATCACCCTAACAGAAAACATGACGGCTCTGAGCTATAGCAATCTCATAGAGGGTTCACAACTCATCATACCCATAACCTCTTCGGGTGGAAACTATACCGTCTCAAACACCTTCTCCAACGTGGATTACCATGTATACTCGGACGTGGCTACAATCTCCGCGGGGAACCAGGGGCTCATGACCGTTTCGAACCTTAACGGCAATGTCTACATGAACATGCTTCCGTTTCAGGATGTTACCACAGGGTTTGGTGGTGGTGGTGGTGGGGGTACAAGTGGGTACGTCAGTGGCGATCTCACGGTAACCGGTGGTCTCACGATAACCGACATGGACGTTGACGCGAGTATCACGGGGAATGTCATTACTCTGAATGGTGGAAACAGAACCTTCGGTGTGAGTCCACTCCTAGAAGTGAATAGTAGCAACGTGGGACACTTGGTGTACACCAATCTCAGACACGGGTCGGAGATTAAGATGTTAATGAATGCTTTTACTGAGTTTACCGTAGGGAATATTAGTAATGTGAATAGGTATCATTACTCAGGTGAAACCACCGTGGCCGCTGGTAACATCGCACTCATGACCTTCTCTAATTTACATGGGAGTATCTACGCGGATCTGAAGATTAGTTATGGGTCGAGTATTTTTACATTTTCAGCTACGGGTGGTACTGTGACTACGTATACTGACGCTGGTACCACGTATAAGGTGCATACGTTCACGAGTTCAGGGGACTTTGAGGTGACAGATGGTGGTTCAGTGGATTATTTGATTGTTGCTGGTGGTGGTGGTGCCGGGCGTGACCAGGCGGGTGGGGGTGGCGCCGGTGGTTTAATATTTGAACCCGGTCAAACAATTACAGCGGGAAGCTATACAGTCACTATAGGAGCGGGTGGAGCCAGTGCGATTGATTCTGCAAGTGCACCTTCCAGTGGTGAAGATACAACATTCTTGGGTTTGACCGCTTTAGGTGGGGGACCCGGTTCATACGGAAACACAAATAGTATAAGTAAAGACGGTGGTTCCGGTGGTGGCGGTGACGGTGAAGGCCGTAACCCTTCAGGGGGGACTGGATTACAATTTTCATCTACAGATGGCGGTTATGGAAATGATGGAGGTGATGGAGCTAATCCCGGCGCTGCTGGTGGTGGTGGTGGTGCGGGTAGTGCTGGATCCAATGCAAACGGTTCTAACGGAGGCGCTGGTGGTGATGGTTTGAAAGAGGTTACAGTTTCTGGGACCATATATAATTTTGCTACTATATTTGGAACTAACTATGGTGAATTAATTTCTGGTGAAGCATGGTTCGCTGGTGGTGGCGGTGGCGCTGATGACCCCGGAAATGTATCCGCAAGTGGTGGAAAAGGTGGTGGTGGTGATGCCACGACATCGAGTACGGATCCGGCCGGTGAAGATGGTGCTATTAACACCGGTGGTGGTGGAGGTGGTTCATGGAGCTCTGGATTATCTGGTGGTTCAGGAGGTTCCGGTATCGTCATCATCCGTTATGCTATTTAAAAAATTCTACACTTAAAATAGAAAATGGTACACTTCGCAGAAATCGATGTCAACAACAAGGTCCTCCGTATCATCGTGTGTGAACATAAGGAATGGTGTGAATCCCGTCTGGGTGGTACGTGGGTCCGCACCTACTACAGCACTCCCGGTAAGAACTTTGCTGGTAAGGGGTACATATACTACCCAGAGGCGGAGAACTTCTCAGCGCCTCAGCCGTACCCTTCGTGGATTTTAAACACCGAAACCTACCGATGGGAAGCCCCCGTGCCTCGACCCGAAGATGGTCAGAGGTACAAATGGGACGAAGAGACGACCTCATGGGCGATACAATAACTCAAAATATAAAATTAACGAATACGGAAACATTTACATGAATGCGATCGGGTTTTCGTAATTTAAAAAAATAAAACCTTACTATAATATAAAACATGTCTGGAGGTATTGCTCAACTCGTTGCTATAGGTGCACAAGACGCGCACCTCGTCGGTCAACCCGAAGTTTCCTTCTTTAGATCTAACTATAAACGTCACACGAATTTCGCCCAAACTGTCGAAAGACAGGTTATCCAGGGCAACCCAGCCAGGGGTGGTATGTCCACCGTTCGTTTCGAAAGAAAAGGCGACATGCTCGGATACGTCTACATTGCTAACAGAGCCGGCAATGCTGATGATTGGTCTACACAAGTAAACAAAGTTGAACTCTTGATTGGTGGTCAAGTCATTGACGAACATGATTACACATTTTCTACGATTCTCGCACCAACCGTTATGAACCAAACGTACTCTAGACATACTTACGATAGTGAAACTTTCTACCCACTCAGATTTTCGTTTTGTGAAAACGCACAATCGGCTTTGCCATTAATTGCACTTCAGTACCACGACGTCGAACTGAGAATTACGTGGGCCGAACATGCAGCTTTGAAAACTGACCTTGAAGTCTACGCTCAGTTCATCCACCTCGACACCGACGAACGCACCGCTTTGTCTTCCACACCACAAAACATGCTTGTTACCCAAACACAAAAAGCTATCGCCTCGGCTTCTAAAATCCAGGAACTCAACTTCAATCACCCAATAAAATATTTGGTTGCTATAAATGGTATGTCCGCTGCCGATAAATTGAAGCTTCAAATTAACGGTACGGATGTTAGTGATGCGAAGACAGTTATCCCACACTTTACTTCCGCCCCAATCTATTACCATACATCAGTCGGTAGCTGTACTAACAATAACATTACACTGGTTCCATTCTGTCTCGATACGTCTAAACTCCAACCAACCGGGTCCCTCAACTTCAGTAGACTTGATTCCGCGAGACTTGTTTCCGATAATACATCGTTTACTAATACCATCTACGCCGTCAACTACAACATCCTTCGCATCGAAAACGGTATGGGTGGTTTGATGTATTCCAACTAAGCAATTTAATTTAGCCACTTATTATAAATGTTTTGGCAACTCATTTTTTTAGCAGCTTTCGTTTTTATAATAACGTACGATCCAAAATCAGGTACTTTGAATCACCTCGTCGACTCTAAACAACAACCCGCCCATAATGCGGAGTGTAAAGAGGGGCATTACCAGGAGATTCAATTTGCTCAACACGGATACGAGTGTCCCCAAGAAAACCGTGTTCATATGGGTGCGATTATATGAACTTAAAAACATGGTCACTCTTTTTAGTATAAAATGTTTACCTTCGATAGAGAGACCGCAATAATTGTCGCCATCATAGTGTGTATAGCCGCATCTGCATACATGTATAAAGAACTCAAAAGTACAAAACAAGATCTCGAAGACGTTAAAGGGTTTAACGGGAAACTCGTTTCTTTTTTGTCCAGTCCACCACCATCACCACCAAAAAAAGTGTTTTCAGAATCAACCCAAGTTGAAACTCAAAAAGAAGAAATTCAAGATAGCGAAGAAGAATCCTCAGAATAATCATCTCGCTCAATTATAACTTGCTAATGAGCAATGAAGAAATACAAGGCAATAGCTATTCCTGTAACGTTTACGGGTGATAAACCCAAGTTTCTCACTGTCCGGGATCGACGCTTCAAAGATTGGATATTCGTCACCGGAGGGTGCAGGCGAAGAGAAATACCCAACCCTCTGAGGACCGCTCTAAGAGAACTCGAAGAAGAAACCAGGGGGGTTGTTTCTCTCAAAAAAGGCGAATATACAAGCTACAAGTTTACGGTAAAAGAAAGTCCAGGCGTTGAGTTAGAATATAACGTGTTCGTGTTTTTCGTAAATTATACTTTACAAGAACAAAACGAACTCATACGGAAATTCAACGAAGAAAAACAGAAAACAAATTTAAAAAAGGCACAGAAACAACCCATCAAGAGAACACACGATGAAAACGATTTCATGACTTTTGAAACGCTCACGGAGTTTAACACGAAAAAACAGTGGGACCGTATAGTAAAAAACATACTAAACAACCCCGAATTCTACGCGTGTGTAACTTCCGTCGATAGAAAAACCTTCTCTATAAAATAAATAATGAAGTCGAAAGCTTACATTCTTCACCAGATAAAAGAACTTCTAGTAGATAGACACGGGTACACACGCGCTAAAGCAGAAAGGTACGCGGAACTACACAAGGAAGATAAAGTTTATGAACTTCTCGTGTTAAAAAAGTCTTTATCTGAACAGGAAGAGTACCCGGAAGTGTCCTATAGAAGATCTATATGGCACCATGAGTACGAAGACGACTAATATAAAAAAATAAATCTAATAATTGGTAAGTATGTTTAAACAATGGTGTAGAGAACAGGGATTCTCTAACGGATCCAATTTATCACATGTGCTCATGGACGGTGGTGTCCTTTCCGTGCCATTTGATAGATTGAACGAATTTTACGAAAAGTACGTAGATGCATATAACTCCGGCGAAAAGATATTCGTTGTCGAACAAAAAACCGAAAACTATAACTTTTTCGTCGATCTCGACTATAAAGACGAAGACGAAATGACGTTTGGTGAAGTGGAAAGTGTGTGTAAAGTCATATGCGATAAGGTTAAAAAGTTTGGCGGTAAAGAAGCACTCGTTTCCGTAGCCGCACCAAAACCCGCAGGACACCTCATAAAAACGGGTATACACATTAATTGGCCAGGTTTTGTTGTTAATAGACCATCGGCTATAGCCCTAAGACAACATATCATTAACACACTTAACTTAGTGTATGGTTCAAAACAGTGGGACGATATAGTCGATGCTTCCGTATACGGAAGTTCAGAAAGAAAAACGAAAGGAAGCGGGTTTCGCATGCCATGGTCACATAAAAAAGGGAAACACGAAGCGTGTTCCGGACAAGGGTGTACCTTGTGTAACGACACTGGTAAAGAAGTTCAGGGTGAATACAGACCCATTTTTATTTACAGGTGCGGACCTTTTAGCATGTTAGAAGCGATAGAAGGACATGTCGCAAATACTAAAATCATGCACATGGCTACACTCAGAACACAATGTAGCGTTCCGGTGATCGTAGAAGGTTCAAAAATAAAAAAGGAAGGTGAATTTACAGCGAATGAAATAAAAAACGAGTTCAAAGATCAAGAAGTCATTTCAAACTTAGAACAGTTCATAAGAAAACACCTCGAAGGTCAAGGTATGGCTAAAATCACTAAAATTTACGAACACGAAGGTAGGTTTCTCGTTTCAACAACATCACACTATTGCGAAAACCTTAAACGTTCACATAACTCAAATCACGTATGGTTTAGTGTTTCTAATGGTAAAATATCACAAAAGTGTTTTTGTAACTGCGAAACCATGAAGGGTAGATTTTATGGGTTCTGTAAAGATTTTACAGGAAGACGCCACGAACTCCCACCGTCCATACTAAACAAACTCTACAAAGACGGTAAAATCGATAAATTCCTAGAGAAAAAACCAAAAAAGAAAGAGGTCAAAGTTAAACATCAAGATACAGAAGAAGTTAAACATTTGCTTAGTTCCTTTATAAAAAAACACGTCGTAAAGGGAAAAGACGTTCCTGTTACGAAAATAGAAAAGAAAAAACCAAACCTCTTTTCAGTATCTACATCGTATACGTGCGAAGAGTGTCACTCACAAAACATTCAGTTTCAAATTCTAAAAGGAAAACTCGAACAAAAGTGTAAGTGTAGAACGCGCATACATGTGCTTACAGATAAAATAATAACTAAATTATAGAACAACAACATGTTACCTGTTGTCTTTTTAGCGTTTGTAATATACATTACGTCTTCTTTAATTAAACCAAAAAACAATACAGAACAGATTAACTCGCTCATAAAAGAGTCACTAAAGTATTCGGGTATAAACAAAGTCGCTTATAAAGACTTTTTAGCCAACATTAACATGGCTTTAGAGTATAATAAACACGTAGATCATTCCAAAAAGTTTTTACACAGGGCAATAAACAATCTCGATGAAATAAGTCTTAGTAGCGTTTCCGGTGATATGGGAGTACAGGAAGAAATAGATACATTAACTGTTAAATTACTTGCTTATTTTAACGAATTACACGTTAGAAATGAAATACAACGTGTAAAATACTTAAAAGAAATGTCTCATTATAATTTATAATGACAGTACGAACGCGTTCGGGTCGAGTTTCTAAAGTACCAGAAAGATTAGAGTTATTCGAAGAAATCGAAGACGATTACAGAGAAGACGAATACGATTCCGACGTAGATATTCTCGAAACGGATGACGAAGATTTCTTAGAAGAAGATAGTGACGAAGATGAAGAAGATTACTCGGATTCGGATGCAGACGAAAACGGGAACTTGAAAGATTTTGTCGTCGACGATGACGACGAAGATGAAGATTATTCTGAAGACGAAGAAGACGAAGAAAGTGAATACTCAGATGAGTAATAATGAGCTTAAAAAAATAGAATTATCTTTATATAATGGAAGCCGAAGTTGGTACGCCCATAGAGTATAACCCTACAGAATTCGATAACGCACAAAAAGAAAACGACGATATTGATGATCGGGGACGTAACGAGGAAGACGAGTATTACGTTCCACATCAAAATTATTATCAACAACCATTACCACCTTTACAAACACAACAATCAAACGATATATTTTCAAATTTAGATAAAACGGGGTACATTATTATTTTTGTTGCCTTTTTACTCGGTTTTTTCATGGGTAAAACCATGCAACCCGTCATTCTCAGACCTGGATAGATTTACCTTGTATCCATAAATGTTCCGAAGGTGTTTGTTGACCTTCAAAACTACCAATAGGTCCGTAAACAGGTTCGGTAAAGTATGCTCGACTCACTATGAGTGGGTCTTTCATAATGTCCGTAGCAACATCAGATGCAGTAACATCCTCGCTTACTTTATTTTTTTGATCTCTATACAATCTCAAAAATAAGCTAATCGAAAAAAGTACAATAAGAATGGTGATTATGTTCAATATAATACTCAACATACTTACATTTATATAACAAATTTATTTTTTACGGTTTCGACGTGACTTCCTCTTCGCCATCGTCCTTAGATTCTGTAATTTCAGCCTCCTCAGGCTTAGCTTCTTCTTCAGCTTTCGCCTTCTCGGCATCAAACTTTTCCATCGCCTCTACTGAATTAAACCCTCTCTCGTTAGCCTCTTTTTCTAATGCAGCTTTAGCATCCGCCTCGCGTTTCGCGCGAACTTCCTCCATCTCCTTAGCAACAATTGCATCAGCCTCCTTAACGAGTTCTTCCATTGGCGCATCCGGCTTTTCCTTTTGGAGACGTTCGAGAACTTCGGCTGGGTGACTAATCGGTGGTTCATCCGGTTTCGTATAATACTTCGAGTTTTCATCACCCGGTTTAAACATATTCGAACTTCCTATCATATCACGTTTTCGTTCCGCAAACAACTTTGCCGCCATAGCTTGATTTTCCTTGTATCCCGTCATGAGTTCCTCGAGCTTTTCGTTCGTATAGTGAACGTCCTCGATCTTCGCCGGATCGGGTGGAATTAACAACCACTTATACATATCGACGACATAAATGTCAAAAGTAGAGTCTTCTTTTTGAAGGCGTTTCGCGTGCGAAGCCGCTTCTTCGCGACTTGCAAATGCACCTCTAATCTTGATGCCAAACTTATCGTTTTTTTGTGGTGCTTCTGGACCAACGACAGAAAGGCACGCGTAAAGTTGACCGGGTACGGTAGTATAATCTTGTTCGAGAGACATTATTATATACAACACAAGCTTAAAAACTTTAAGCCTTTTATTTTAAATAGTATAATGCACGAGTTTTGGAATAAACAACCCGTTCCTCAAGATAAAGTTGTTTTTGAAAAAGATGGTGAAATAGATTCATCGAGAGAACTTAGGTACGAAAAAAACCCGTTACCCGAAGGGTACGAATGGAGTTCGTGTACCGTAGAAGAACTTTGTGAATTTCTAAAAGAAAACTATATTCGCGACGATTTTTTCGAGTTTCACTATTCGAAAGAACTTGTAAAATGGGCAATACAACCACCAGGGTACCGGGACGAATGGAATCTCGCTATCCGTAAAAAGAACGATAAAAAACTCGTATCGTTTATGTCGGGTATACCTTTACGCGTTCGCGCGAATGAAAAAACGTTAAAAATGCTCCAAATAAATTTTTTGTGCGTTTCCGAACAACTTAGGGATTCCAAGTTTACACCCATACTCATAGGCGAACTCAAAAGGCGTATGAATTTACAAGACATTTGGCAAGCCGTATATACAGTCGTAAAAAGGTTACCTACACCCATCGCTAAAGTCAAGTATTGGCACAGACTCATAAACGTCAAAAAGTTAAATCGCGTAGGGTTTTCTAACGCGCGAGAACAGGCTTACCGTATTTTAGGTACTTCACAGTTTAGGGAAATGACTGAAAGTGATATACCCCGCGTTACAAAAATGTTACGCGAACATTTGAAACAGTTTAAACTTTCACTAGATATAGACGAATCATACGTCAAACACTGGATTCTCCCTCGTAAAGATACCGTGTATACGTACCTAAACGACGAAAAAGATCAATTCGCCACGTTTTATAGTTTGGATTACATACATAAACCAAGTGGTGAAACCATAAAACAGGCGTACACGTTCTATAACGTTGGTAACTGTTTAAAAGATGCCATAATCATGGCGCGTAATCGCGGTTTCGACGTATACAACTGTGTAAACGTAG